CAAACGCGCCATCGCCATAGCATTGCACCGTTACCGCCGCTTCACGCACCGCCGATAATGCACGGCTGCCGCTTTCGCTAATCGGCGCACGCAGCACAGGTAAACTGGCATCCGCCGAGCGCACGTCCAGCGCGGCAAACACGTTTTCAGGCTGCCTGCCGTTTTCATACGCCCAAATCAGCGGCACAGGCAACAACGCTGCCAAAATATCGTACAAATACTCTTTCATGGCTGCTCCGAAACCGCGTAATAGCGGTAATGACTGATGATGCCCATTTGAAACCGCGCCTGCGCGATGATGCGGTATTCCGTCCCCAGCCACAGCAACACATCGCCCATGTTGTCGTCCACGCGCAGCAGCGCATCGGTATAAATCTTAACCGCCCGCCCCATGCGTTTGCCCTCGGGTAAATTCTCCCGCTCGTCATTGCGTATCGGCTGCACCGAAGCGGCGATAACCAACGTTTGCGTTTCCGTGCCTTGTTGCCAGCGCCCCTTGATATACGCCCCATCGGCAAAACGGCGAATGGTGTGTTGTTTTCTTAATCCCATTTCAGGCTGCCTTTAATCGTTTTCTTTGTGCCAAAATACATATCTCAAAAATGTACCCAGCACAGCGAGTAAGAAATACAACTTTACTAATGCCCAGAAAAAGTCCCAGCCGTTTAATGACAAAAACCATTCCAATGTTTCCATAACTTTGTTCCCGTGGTGTGGCAGCCTGAAAACTACACTACCTCATATTCCACCGAATGAACCAACTGCCCCGTATCAATCAACGGTCGGTCAGACCCCTTGCGCTTAATCGTTGCAGGCGCATTCGGTGTCCAATTGCCATTGCGAATGTGCGCCCTTTGCACATCACGATACCAGTTGCCCAGTTGATGCAGCATCGCTTCCGCATCCGCCCCTTCCAGCACGCGATACACCACTCGCCGCTGCGCTTCGCTAATCTGCGCTGCGTTCTGCTCCGCACAATCCGCCATAAATGGGCGCGGCGGAATGTGGCGCGTGCCAAAGTGGTTGTAAATAGCAATGTCCACCATATCATCATGCGAGCCGCCTTGAATACCCACCTTAACCACCCGTCCATTCAGCCTTTGCGTGTTGCCGATAATATCATCCAAGCCAAAATCGTTAATTTCCACATCCACAGCCGCCACCATATTGCGACACAATAATCGCACCGCGTTTGCACAAATCCGCCAGCTTTTGATACTGCGCCAAATAACCGCAAGGGTCGCCGCCATTATTGCCATAGCTGCGCGACAAATCGCCCTCACGCTCCGACACTACGCCCACAGGCACAACCACCGCCCCTTGCGCTGCTGCCGAAAGTGCGTTTACCGCTAAATAGCCCGCGTAATACAACACCGCGCGTTCTTTCAACTTGTCGGATAAGCAAGGCGGCGCAAACTCCGCCGCCAAAATCAGCATCTTTTCCAATAACGCATCATCCGCAGCAGCAACATAAGGGCAAAGCAAACGCAGCTTATCAATCAGCGGGTTCATTGTGCGCCTGCCAATGCCAGCAAATTCTCTTTCTTGGCATCGCTGGCAAATTCAACGCCTTTTTCCGTCAAATACTGGCGCAACTGCTCCACTGTCATCTTGGTTACATCTTCTTGCTTGGGTGGTTCTGACTTAGGCTGTTCTAACACTTCCAAATGCCCGCTTTCAACCAAGCTCAATACGCCCGCATCGTTATCCGCCACTTCGGCTTCCTGCATCGGCGCAAGCACCGTCATGCCATTCAATACCACCACAGCGGGTTTAATGTTTTTGATTAACATAGATTTTCTCCATAAAAAAGGCTGCCGAAGCAGCCCTGTATAACCCAAATTTTCAGCCAGCCTAAGCCGCCGCAATCTCACACTTAGAAAACGCCAGCGGATAATGCACCACTACGCCCGCCGTGCGTGCGTAGCAAGGCACAACCACTTCCAAGCCGCGCGCCTGCGCTTCCATTTGGTTAAACGCCATCGGCAACTCATGGCTCATGTTTTCCGCGTCAAATTCGCCGATAAACAGCAAATGCTTGCCGCCTGCGCCCGCGCCGTCAAATTCGGGCGCTTCCACCAGTTGCAAGCTGGGATGTTTCTTGCCAAAAAACTCCCACACCGTAATGCCGTGCGCTTCGGTGTAGATTTTGGATGTCAAAAGCGCGTGCAATGTGCTAGCAACCACAAGGCGGTTCGGCGCATGTACCCCTTTGCTTTGCAAACGCACCGCATTCCACAGCGCGTCCAAATCCGCAATGATTTCCGCGCCTGTTGCCTGCGCCCAAGCCTTGCCGCTAGGCAGTGTGGTAACGCCGATATTTGGGTGAGTAGTCATGCCATACAAGCCGTATTCTGCATCACCCACCATTGCCACCTTGTTCAACTTCACTTCAATCGCCCGGCGTGCCGCATCGCCTTTGCGCGTAGGCAAGTTTGTACCCAAGCCAGCCGATGCTTTCAATTCCATAATGTTAAAGCCGTAGGAATCGGCAACGGTTTTCACGCGCACGGTATGTTCCATGCCCAGCACATCAGCGCGTGGCAAATCATCAGCATAATTGGCAACGATTTTTGCCATGCCCACGGTGTCATAGGTTTTGTACACAATCGTTTCTGCCCATTCAGGCGCATCCGAAGCAATCGGAACAAGCCCCAAGCCCAACATCGGCGGACGTTTTTTCTCGTAAACACGAGCCTTCACATAATCCAATTCACGCGCGGCAAACACGCTTTCGTCTTCGCGCATTGCGTTGCCCGTAGATTGCGCAAATTGCGCGATAACGGATTTTTCCGCTTCATCATAGTGCAAATGTTTCTGCATCATCATTTCCTTTCGTTAAGCTGTTGGTGCGTGCAGTTCAACGCAAGCAATCTTGCCACCTGCCACGCTTTTCACATCGCGGATAACCGCATTTTTCAGGCTATCGGCTGCCGTATTGTCCAGCAAGCCCACCGCGTTAAATTTAACCGCCTCGCCTTTGGCAACGGTTTTGCCTGCCGCCACTTTCACCCAGCAAAGCCCGCGCGTCATCACCGAAACACAATCGCCTTGTTTATAAGGGATAAGCGGTGTGTGCGAATGAATCACCACGCCAACGGCTTTTGTGCCTTTGCCCGCTACCGCAGCACCGTTTGCATCCACGCCCACAATCACGCCAGCGGTCAAGCCATCTGCGGCAACCGCATAGCTTTCCACGCGGTCAAAACCGCTGTCTGCCTTCATACCGGCAAACGCCACATCCATTTGGTCGTCATACATAGCCATTATTCAGCCCCTTTCAAACTTGCTTTGTATTGTTCACGCGCTTGCGCCGCCGATGCGTTGCCTGCGCCGTCCTTATCCGCCATATCTTGGCGTTGCCCCGCTAAGGCTTTGGCTTTTGCCTGCTCATCGTGAGATGCCAGCGCCATATCAAACGCAGCGGAAACATAATCATCGGTTTTACCGTCCAACGCGAGCGCATCGCCGCGAATGGCTTTAATCACCGCCACTTTAATCTCGCGCGCGGCGGTGTCCTCCTTAAAGTCCACGCCATGCGTTTGGGCGACTGCTTCCAGTTGCAAACGCTCGCGGGCTTCTTGCAGCGCGTCTTGCTTGATTTGTAGCTGCTTGTCCTGCAAGGCTTTCAAATCAGCTTCTGCGCTGTCGGCGCGGGCTTCGGCTTGGGCAAGTTTGGTTTTGCCCGCCGCCTCATCCTGCTTTAATTGATTAAACGCCTGAATCACTTCGGGCGCGGCATCGTATTCAATGCCGTTGTCTAAACGGATTTTGGTCATCGTTTCGTCCTTATCATCCACGGCTTCGTTGCCGTCCATATTCAACCGCGCATTGCCTGCGCGTCCCTTGCTCACAATCGCTAAGTGGTTGGGGCGGATATTGCGCTGTATCGCATCGTAGCGTTCGCCTTCGGGCGTGATGCCAGCGGTCTCCTCCAGATCCAACTCATAGCCGACTGAAAGTTCTTTGTTGCCCGCGTTAATCGCCGCAGGGTCGTGTATCACAATATCCGCTAGCAAGTTATTGCCGTCTTGCCGCGCTTGCCCCAGCACCGTGCCGATGGTGTGATTTTTGGCATTGCGGCTGGTTACTTTGCCGGGGTGTCCGTTGGTAATCGGAATGCCCTTGTAAGCATTCAGGCTGTCTTGGGCAAACACTTCATCAGGCGGGCGATATTCGCGCCGCTCGCTGCCATCGGGATTGTGATAAATAAAAACGCCCGTTCGCGTGAGAACAGGCGTGTCGTGAATAAAACCATCTTGATTGCGCCGCGCTTTCACTTCGGCGCGGTCATAGCGAGTTACGCTCATAAACAATTCCTTTCAAATCGGCGAAATCGGGGTAAATGCCCTCTGCGCTGCATCGACATTGAATCGGCTCGCTGGGGTGTCCATCGGGCGGGGGATTATCCCAATCAAATATCTTGCCCTCGCGCTCGCGGTGCGTATGGCGCACGCGCTCATCCAGCGAAGTGCGCCAAACATATTGCGTAACGCCAATGCCGCGTTGCCGCTCCATCGTAAGCTGCCCATTGAGTTTGCCGATTTGGTCGCGGGCAATCAAGCGGGCGCGGCTTTTGGGTAACGCATAAGTCTCACGAATAAAATCCGCCAGCTTGGCATGGGGCAGCCCTGCGCGTACCGCTGCCACAATCTTGCCGTGCAGCGTTTCCAAATACTGCGCTGGGATGGATTTAATCAAACGGATATTCTCCGCTTCAAACTGTTTCATCACATCCAACAACCACGGCTCATGCGCGAACACATCCACCGAAAACACCGAACGCACCACCTTGTGAAACTGCACCTGATTAAACCGCGCTGCTTCACGCAACAGCGATAACGCCCCTGCAATCGTTTTTTCAGGCTGCCTAAACACATCGGCAATGCCCACTACCCACCGCCGCAGCCGCTCATACCAGCCGCTGCTTTCGGGGATGTCATCCAGCGCGTCTTGGCGCAAATCCAACAAAGGCAGTTGCCGCTCAATTTCCGCCGCAATGCTATCGGCAAAAACCAGCAGCAGCCGCTCATATTCGCGCTCCGTGGCGTGCGGATACAACCAGCGCTTAGGTTTTCGCCGCGTAGTCTTGGGCATCTGCGCCATCGTGTACCTCACGTTTCAAACCAAATTGCTCTCGCTGGGCGAAATAATCCGCCGCCTGCGTCTCGCTTACTGCACCAATAGACACCGCCTGCGCCACCGCATCAACTTCGGTTTTCAGCGTATCTACTGCCAGTTTCGCCATGTCCGCCTGCTCGCGTGCTGTTGGCACATACAACGGCGACCACTTAATGCGCCAGCCATCAGGGATTTTGCCCTTGATGCCGTTTTGCAATACCAACAGCGCAATCAGCCGCTCCAACATATTGCCCACACGCACCCGCTCCGCTTCCACCAATTCATGGAAATTGCGCAAATCGCCTTCACCCGTGGCAGATAGCCCACTCGCCGATTGCCCAAACAACTGCGCCAGCGGAATACCCGTCTCCGCCGAAATCACTTGCTCAAACTTGCCGATGATGTCAGTCAAACCGCTCACATTCATATCGTTTACGGTGTAACTGTCCTCACCGTCCACCGCCACCGTGTTCAGCACCCCGCGCGAAGCATCCACCGCCTGAATTCGCTGCTGAATCGTTTCTTCAAAATTGCTCTCAATCAAATCAGCCAAGCCCTTCATGGCATAAACAGGCTGCTGCTTGCGATCTAAAATCTGCTTGGTGCGCTCGCGCGTGGTTTCCCAATCCAAAATAGCCTTGTAAGCACGGTCAACCGCATTGCCGCCCTGCCAATAAATGCGCGTGTCTTTCAGCATTTCAGGCAGCCTGAAACCGTGAATGGGGAACACACGGCTCTCATGCACAACAAACTGCGTCTCGCGCGACGAAATGCGGTAAAACTCCGGCTCGCCGAAATTCTTTTGCGTGGCATCGCCATACAGCGCACCTTCCACCGAAACTTGATTGATGCCAAACACCCGCAATTCCACCACTTCAACAGGTTGCGAAACGTCCAACGGCTCGTTCAATCCTTTGCCGTCTGCTACCAGCGGAATCACGCACGCCCCGCCAAACAACCGCGCCAGCTTCAACGCATACGCCGCCGTTTCAAACACATTCAAGCGGTCAATCTCCGATGCCAGCAAATTGTCCGCATCGCCTTCAATCTCAAAACCGCCTGATAACGCCTTATCAGCGGGCAAATCCACCACACGGCGAAAAATTCCACCCTGCGCATACAAAAAAGGCGCAGAAACCGAAGTTATCCGCACCTGCTGTTTGCCGCCCAACACTGCCTGCAAAAAGCCATCTAACCTAAATTTCATAATGATAATGCCTTAAATCGTTTCATCGCGTCCATGCTGCCGATTAGCGGCTCAATGGCATAGCGGATGGCGTCAATGCAATGGTTATGCGCGTCCATCGGCACAGGCAACACATCCCCGCTCAAACGGTCAGTCTTGTAGCTATACAGCCGAAACTCCCGCGCCGTTTCCGTGCAACGCGGATGAATCACCACTTTTTCAAACGACTTGATAAACTCAATACCGTCTTCCACGCTGCCCTTGCCCTTAACGGCACCCACGATGCGAGGCAAACCATGCCGCCGCAAATAACTGATGCTTTCAGGGCGTGCGCTATCCGCCCGCACCACGTACCGCTCAATATCAGGCATCGCTGCCTGCAATACCGCCGCAGTGTCGTCCAATTCAATGCCCACGCCGCCTGCTTCGCGCTCAATATACAACTTGTTATCGTGAATCCAGCATTGCACCGCCGCCGTTGGGTCTTGCGAAAAGCCAAAGTCCAAGCCGAAATACGCCCCGTCCCAATTTTCGCTCGGCACAAACTCCGCAATCTCATACTTGCCTTTAAACACCTGCGCGTCCGATAACTCGTAATACGCGCCTTCCCAAATCCACGCATAGCGGGCAGGGTCAAGCGTTTGCTGCTGATGCCGCCGCAACTCTTCCAATTCAGGCGGGAAAAACGGATTGTCGCCGTAATTCATCTCCACAATGCACGAACGCGGCGGCGGGTTTTTACGAAAACGCCTATCCGTCGCGCTGCCATCGGTTTTCGGATTCCAAATCACCCAAATTTCCGACTTCGGCGCACGAATGGTCGGCTCCAACACTTCCCACGCCGCTTCCGAGATGTCTTCTGCTTCTTCCACGACGCACACATCAATTTTCGCCAGCGATTTAACCGACTGGATATTGTTGCGCAGCCCCTTAAACAGAAACTCCGTGCCGTTGCGCCCGCGTATATAGTCCACGCCCACATCATAGGCAGCTTCCAACCACGGTTCGGATGCAATCGCCGCCTTCAACTCCGCGTAGAACGATTCCTTGATAGAATTCTGAAATTCCCGCGTGCACAAAAAACGCAGCGGCTCAACAAGGCCCCATATCGCCGCCATCTTGGCAAAGTTAAACGACTTGCCCGAGCCACGCCCGCCCCACGCACCGCGAAAACGCAATGCGCCACGCGGCAGCCTGAAAACCTGTTTGATTTTCGGCGGCAGCTTAACCTGTACTTTCATCGTCGCCCACCGCAACCAGTTCAATCACCGTTGGGGTCATGCTGCCGTCCGATGATTTCATATCGGTTTCTACTTTGTCGGAATAGCCGTGCTTGGTCATCAGCATTTTGGCAAAAGCAGCGTTAAAGTCGCCATTTAAACCGCCGTCTATCAACAACATTTCCTGCGCGGTGGCGATGCACTCTAAGATGTCATTAAATTCATTATTCTGCTTCGCCCATTCGTACATCACATTGCGGCTTTTACCCAATGCAAATGCCAAACCTGCCACGCTTGGCACGGCGTTTCCCTGTTCTTTGTAGCCGCCTTTGAGATACAGCCACGCTTTTTCAATCACAGTTTCGTTTAATTCGCAAGGTCGCCCGACTGGGCGTTTGCTTTTTCCGCTCATATCAAGCTCCTTTGGGTAACAAAAAAGCCGCCCAAAGGCAGCCTGAAAATGAAAATCGGAGAAAGCCAAACGTAACTTTCTCCGAAATATAGCAAAATTGTACTAAAAAACTCACACCTAATCAATGATTTTTCGCTCTTTAAAGCACGTTTGCAGCTTAAATCTCGCTTCCTGTTCCCAAGCCGCCAAATGCTTGCAAATACGATCTCGTTTGCGCTGAAAAGTCATGTCGTGCAGATCGTATTTATCCATAATCGCCACCCGCTTAGGCATCTCGCTGTAAATATGGCGCAACATATCCGCTGCCAGATACACATCATCGCAAATCTTTTTCGCCACCAGCACGCCAGCAATAATCAGTAAGCCGTCCAATTTGCCGTATTCGCATTCCACCACGGCAACCAACAACGGGCTATTCAGGCAGCCTGAAACCTGCGAGCGTATCATCGCCGCGTTGGCGTGCCATTCCGCCTGTGTTAAACCGCTGCTGCTGGGGCAATCACCCTGAATATGGCTAATCACGCTTGCCGTGTTGCCGCGCGGCTCAATCATCACGCTGCTGATTTTGTACACCTGCGATAGGCACTCATCCAAATTACGATACATTCCGTTCCTTTCTCCAACGTTCCCAATACTCATCCGCTTTCGCTTCAAACCAAGCCGCCGCATCATCGGTAACAAGCCCGTTCGCCGCCAACACATACGCCTCCCCGTGCCGGTGCTGCATGGCATGTTCCGCGTGCGTCAGCGGCACCCCAGAAAACAACGGCTTGATGCCCACGCCGCTGCCGCGCGACACACGGCGCACATGGGCAAACTCGCAGCGCCCTTCGCCGTCTATCCATTCCGAAAAGCAGCCTGAAACACAGCTCGGCTGCCGTCGCACCCATGCCTGAAAATCTTTATCAGTATTCAAAAATCACTCCTTGCTCTGCTGCCCATGCTTCAATCCGCGTTTGGTAATCCGCCATCTGTTGCGTGTTCAGCTTGGTTGTTGATAATCCGATTTTTTGGATTTCGCCATTTGGTAACACCCGCTCATCGCAGCCGATAAACTGCTGTTTAAAATATTCGTGCCACATATCCGCTTCATATCGCCGCCCATCCAGCCAAACCTGCTCGGCGATTTGGTTATACAAGCTCCACAAGCGGCGGGTTTGCTCATAGCTGCGTTTGGCTTTGTAGGGGCGTATTGTGATTTCCAAATCGCCGTGCGCCGCCAGTAGCTCGGGGACAATGTTTTTGTATAGGTTTTCAAACAAAGGGCGTTGGTTGGACACTTGGCAGCGGAATTTGCGTTCATTCATTTCCGCCCCCAAACCAACATCGCCGCATCGCGTCCATGCTCGCTGCTATGCTCCGTCCAGCCCGTCAATTGGGCAAACGCCTCTTTGGATAGTTTGGTAGTATTGGCGGCGGGCGACACCATCTCAAAGCTGATCACATTGGGATATTGCTGCTGCAAGTCGCGCAAATAATCTTCCCAAATCTTCGCATCGCGTTTTACGCTGCCTGCGCCTTGCAAGGCTTCGCGTCCTTTGTTGCCAAACCATTTGCGCTTGCGCGCATCCTCCACCACGATATGCAGCTTTTCGCCGTCCCTGATGCAGCCTGAAAGCGCATGGCACACTTCGTTGATGGCGCGGTGGATGGGCAGCGTTAGCACGTTGGTTAATTTGCCGTCTAGGCAATAGGCAAAGCCTGTTTTAACGCCTGTGTCTATGCCGATGTACCAAGTTTTCATTGTGTTGTTCCTTTTTCAATCTGCCAGTTGTCCGATTTCAAATCGGAAAACCTATCAACGTTATTTTTCCGATTTCAAATCGGGAAATTCCAACCGTACTCATCATGGCTACGGTTCGTGGTCATCATGCCCACGGTTCATGCAATTCACTCTCGCCCCTGCCATAATTTCGCCATTTCCAAATAGTTTTGCTCATCCTTTTCAGCCTGCGCGAATGCGGGATAATCGCCCGCCAATCGCGCCGCTTCCTTGGCTTGAGTTGCCCGCGCTGCCATTGCTTCACACCATGCTTGCGCGGTCATTGCAAACGCTCCACATAATCAACCCGCTTGGCAATCACATCATCCGAGGCAGCCTGAAACCGCCCATTTCTGCATTCGCTGTGGCAGGGAATAAACCGCCACGGCTCGCCCTTTTTGCATACCACCGATGCCGATTTCCAACCCCAGTAATCCGCTGCCGCGCGAAAGTCGGCGTGTTGGCAGTTGAGACAAATTTCAGACGGCATGGCGCACCCCTTTCAAATTTTCCAAAATGCGCGAAGTTTGGGTTAAACCCGCCTGTCGCCGCGCCGCCCACGCTTCGGGCGTTTCTTTCAATTCAATCCGCTCGCGCAAACGCATTGGCAAGCAGCCCAACACTTCCTGCACGTTGGGAAACCGCTTCTCGCCCGCCAGCGCATTGCGTTTCGCGTTCGCAAACGCAGTTCCCACCCGCGCCGTATCGTCATCGGCAAGTTGTAACCGCGCAAACTCCTTGCCCCACGAAGCCAGCGTAACGTCCCACGCATCGGCAGCGGGCGGATAGGCTAAACCACAGCCCAAAAGCTCCAACAGCCCATCCGTCATCGCGCCAAACACGCCAATGGGCAACGGCGTAATCACTTTCCCTGATAGCACCGCTTCTTTTGCCGCGCGCAAACACGCCGCCGATTGCGCCGTTGCGCTGATTTTGCGTTCAGGCAGGACGGCATGGTTGATAGCAGGCTGCACCGAAAACGCGCCGCGATTTTTGGCAGCAATCAAGCTTTGCAAAAACTTGTGTTCCCAGCCTGCTTGGTTTTTCGCATCATCACGGCTTTGCCAGTAGCCCACAAATTCCGCCAGCAATGCGCCGTAGGTCGTCAAATCCCAGTTGGGCAACATCGCCCGCTGCACCATTCGCGCCCAGTCTTGGCTTTCAGGTTGCCAAGTGGCAAACATCGCAAAATCCTCGCGCGCGGTAGATGATGAAGATATTGGTTTATGGTTTATGGTTACTGGTTCTACGCAAAATTCAGCGTTACTGTTCGTTACGGTATCGTTACGGTCA